CATAAAGATAAGAACATTCTTATCATAGCTACGAAATTAAGCACAGCATCTAACTTAGTTAAGAAAGTAAAATTTATGATGAAGTCTTTACCGGATTGGATGAAGATTTCTAAAATTACCACAGACAATAAAAACTCATTTGAACTAGCTAATGGTTCACAGATAAAAGCCTCTTCAACTTCCGGCGATGCTGGTCGTTCAGAGGCTTTAACTCTTTTGGTTATTGACGAAGCAGCCCACGTTGAAGGTCTTGAAGAGCTTTGGACTGGTCTTTATCCAACACTATCTACTGGTGGTCGTTGTATCGCCCTCTCAACTCCAAACGGTGTTGGCAACTGGTTTCACAAAACTTATGTTGATGCAGAGAATGGTTCTAACGATTTTTTCCCAATGAACCTTCCGTGGGATGTACATCCAGACAGAGGTCAGGAATGGTTTGAGAAAGAAACCAAAAATATGTCTCGTCGCCAAATCGCTCAAGAGTTGGAGTGCAACTTCAACATGTCTGGTGAAACAGTATTCCACCCAGATAGAATGGAAGCGATTAGACAACACGTCGCTGAACCAAAATATAAAACAGGATTTGATAGAAACTATTGGATATGGAAGGAAGCAGAAGCAGGTGTTCCTTATCTTCTCAGCGCAGATGTTGCTAGAGGAGACGGGAAAGACTTTTCAGTATTTCATATATTTGACACCCTTACGATGGAGATTGTGGCAGAATACCAAGGAAGACAGACTCCAGATTTGTTCTCTCAGATTTTGTTTGACGCTGGAAGAGAATATGGTGATTGCATGATAGTTGTAGAAAATAACACTGTTGGTTTTGCAGTACTTGACAAACTAAAAGAAATGCAGTATCCTAATATCTACCACTCAATCAAATCGTCGCACGAGTATGTGGACCAGGTTACTGCTGAAGCAGCATCAAATGCTGTGGCAGGGTTTACTACAAGTCAGAAGACGAGACCATTGATTGTGGCAAAGTTGGAAGAATTTGTAAGAAATGAACTAATTACGATAAATTCTCCCCGTCTCTATAGTGAGATGAAAACGTTTGTATGGAACAACGGGAGACCTGAAGCAATGCGGTCATATAATGATGACTTGATTATGGCGTGTGCAATTGGTTGTTGGGTAAGGGATACTGCTTTGATTGAGAATAAGAGAAGTATAGAATATAATAAAGCATTTCTTGCTACAATGGTGGCAGCAAAAACTAAAATGAATACTACAATAAAAGGAATGCATGGGTATGAGGGTGATAGCGTCTTTGAAAAGAGGAAGCAGCAGTCTCAAACTTATGAGCAATTTCCTTGGTTGTTTAAAGGATAAATAAAATGGCAGGCGGAAGAAAAGTAAATCCAAAAAATGCACAAAGCAATTTGTTCAAGAAACTAACAAGACTGTTATCGGGACCAATTGTCAATTATAGGACCCAAACTGCAAGAAGGTTGAGAAGAAGACAACTCGACATGTATGCGAACAAGTTTGTGTCTGCTAGTGGAAAGCAATTTAAAAGAATGGATTATAATCCGTTTGCGGGTCTGTACGGTAATGCTCAAAGTAGTCAGAACAGACTGGAAAGGTATGTAGACTTTGACCAAATGGAGTACACACCAGAGATTGCGTCTGCTCTTGATATTTATGCAGATGAGATGACAAACCACAGTGCAATGAATCCTCTTATGACAATTGACTGCAACAACGAAGAAATTAAAGGTATCTTGTCGGCGCTGTATTTTAACATTATGAATATTGAATACAATATTTTTGGTTGGTGTCGCACGATGTGTAAGTATGGTGACTTCTTTTTATACTTGGACATTGACGAGGTTTTGGGAATTAAGAGCGTTATTGGTCTGCCTGGTCAAGAAGTCGAAAGACTTGAAGGTGAGGACAAGACGAATCCTAACTATTGTCAATTCCAGTGGAACTCTGCTGGACTCACTTTTGAGAACTGGCAGATTGGTCACTTTCGTATTTTGGGGAACGACAAGTATACCCCATACGGAACTTCGGTTCTTGAACCTGCACGTCGTATCTGGCGACAGTTAACTCTTATTGAAGACGCTATGATGGCATATCGCATTGTTCGCTCTCCAGAGAGAAGAGTTTTCTATATTGATGTAGGTAATATTCCACCCCAAGACATTGAACAATATATGCAAAAAGTTATGACTTCAATGAAGAGAAATCAGGTGGTTGACCCTTCTTCGGGTCGAGTTGACTTGAGATATAACCCAATGTCTGTGGATGAGGATTACTTTATCCCTACTCGTGCCGGTTCTTCATCAAAGGTAGAGAGTCTTCCTGGCGGAACTTACACTGGAGATATTGACGATGTTAAGTATCTGAGAGATAAGTTGTTTTCTGCACTGAAGATTCCAGGTTCTTACTTAACGAGTACGAATGCCGAAGCAGGTGGTGGCGAAGATGCAACCACTCTTGCACAGAAAGATATAAGATTTGCTAGAACCGTGCAAAGACTCCAGAGGTCTGTGGTGACAGAGATGGAGAAAATTGGTATTGTGCATCTCTATACTTTGGGTTATCGTGGTGAAGACCTTATTAACTTTAAGTTGAGGTTAAACAGTCCATCAAAGATTGCAGAACTACAGGAACTAGAGCACTGGAAGACTAAGTTTGATGTTGCAACCGCTGCAACGGAAGGGTACTTTAGTCGTCAGTGGATTGCTTCTAGATTGTTTAATATGACTGAAGAAGAGTTTGTTAAGAACCAAAGACAGATGTACTACGATAGACAGTTCGACGCAAGACTAGAGGCAGTATCTGAACAAGCGCAGGCAGAAGCTTCTGGCGCAAGCACGGAGGGTGAAGAAGACTTACTCGGCGCAGATGAACTTGGGGGCGAAGGTGGTGGTTCTGGTTTAGACCTCACGGGCGGAGAAGAAGTGCTTTCCGCAGGGGACGAAGAGATTCCTGGCGGCGACGAGAGTCCTCTACTAGCAGCACCGGGTTCTCGTGAAGATGCACCGATTGACAAATCAAAGGGCAAGATTCACATCACTAAACAGATGACTGGGGAAAGAGACAAGAGAGACCATGGCGGTAGAACCCAGTCTTACAGAACAGTTCCAGGTTATAAGAAGTTAAAGTCATTGTCCAGAGGAGTTGTAGAGGAGGATAAGCAACGACTTTCCGAGTCTAACGACACTACTTACATTAGTGAGGAAGAAAACATCTTTTCTCTAAATAAAGAGGTTGCTGACCTAATCAGTGAATTGCACAATAGGAAACCTAAAAATGAGACTGAAGCACAATAAAAAAAGAAATACAGCGTTTTTGTTTGAGGCGCTCACCAGAGAGTACATTAAGGCAGTGGTAAAGAAAAACACCGCTAGACAGTCGCTTGTTAAAAGAATAATCAAAGAGCACTTTTCCAGGGGGTCTGTCCTTAGTGAGGAATTGAAGGTGTACAAAGAAGTCCTTGAAACTGAGGACCTATCTCATGAAGAAGCAAGTAAGATGCTGCAGGAAGCGAAGCAGAGGTATTCATCGCTAGATAGTCAAGAAGTTTTTAGGTCTCAGAACAAGTTGATTAAGGAAGTCAACTACACCCTGAGCACGAGCGTGTTTAATAACTTTGTCCCTAATTACAAGAACCTTGCAACCGTCTATGGAATCTTCAATAACAAGACTTCAATTAAAGAAAAGATGTTACTAGAGCAAAAGATGGTTGATTCTCTTACTTCTAAAAAGGAGGAAGATAAGGTACACATAGACAATATCACCTATAAGACTTTTGTAGAAGGGTTCAACAAAAAGTATGCCTCTCTGCCAGAGAATCAAAAGGAACTACTGACAAACTATATTGCATCGTTCTCGGATAATTCTCTTGGACTAAAGGTTTACATGAATGAACAGGTTGGTCTCCTAAAAGATAAGATGTATTCTTTCTCGGGTAACGAAAACTTTCAACAGGAAGAGATGAGAGAAAAGTACGACCAGATTTTACAACGGTTAGAATCTTACAAAAATCAAGAAATTAATGATACAATGGTTGAAGAAGTACTCAAAGTCCAAGAACTGGTTAGGGAGTTGGAAGATGCTTAAAATCAATATTATTCGAGGTGAGAAGGACAAGGAACCAGTCACAAAAGAGGTTGTTTTTCGCGAAGCAAGAAAGGCGGTTAATGGCGATTTTTTAATCTTTGACCACGACCTTATTGATATTGTAGTGTCTAAAGAAAAGTCAAGACTTTCTACGTTCCCAAAGAATACCATAACTGAAGAATGTTATCATATTCAAAAGGACTTGCTTGAGTCACTGGCACGCATCGGAGTTTTGGACAGGGGAACAATTCGCTCCGGCGCAGTTCATTCTTCTTTGGAAGCGGAGATACTTGCTTCGAGTGAGGATAGTGTTTCTGCTTTTCAGATAACGTTGTTGGAGATTTTCAACTTCCTGCAGGAAGAGGAACCAAATATGAAATCGAGAGAGATGTATAAAGATAAATTGCAAGATTTCTTTTTGGACCCTGATGATGGCGACAGCACGGAACTTGGTGAAATTCCCCATGCTGATAAGAAGGGTTCCCTTGACCACCAGGTCAGACCTTATGGATACCAGTACATGTACTCTATCTTGAGGGAAATGACGGAGAAGTAATGCTTACCTTTACGATTGCTTGTATTGGCATGACTCAAATTATTATTTACGGAAGCATATTTGATAGAATCCGCCCCACTCAAGGGTGGATGGGGAAACTTCTATCCTGCCCTATGTGCACCGGGTTTTGGACCGGCATTATTTTGTGGGCAATAAGTCCCTACACAGGACTATTTACGTTTGATATGACGCCAGTAACGGCGTTTATTCTGGGGTGCTACTCATCGATGGTTTGCTACTTTGCTAGTATGCTTGTTACGGACTGGGGACTTCAGATAAAGATAGAAAAGGAGTAGGTTATGAAGCGTTGGATGTTACAGAGAGTTAGACGTTGCTGTAGCGGTAAGTAACTGACGCGGGTGACCCCCGCTTGAGGATTTGGAATGAGATTAATAAGAGAGTATTTTGAACTGTGTGATGGTGGTGTATGTCAAGACCTTCTCACAGAAGATGAAAAAAGAAGAGTTGCAAATGGTGCCACAATTCTAACTGGCGTAATGCAGATGTCCGAGACAAAGAATGCAAACGGCAGAGTTTATCCACACGCTCTATTGGAGAGAGAGGTAGAGAGATATAAGAAGTTGGTGGAACAAAGGCGAGCACTCGGTGAACTTGACCACCCTGAGTCTTCAGTTATCAATCTCCAGAACGCTTCACATCTTGTTACTGAGATTTGGATGGACGGACAAAAGGTAATGGGCAAGATAGAAGTATTGCCTACGCCTTCTGGTAACATACTTAAGAACCTCGTTCAAGCAGGAGTTCCTTGTGGTATCTCTTCTAGAGGTATGGGTTCAGTGACTGAGAGAAATGGAGTTACTTTGGTGGAAGATGATTTCCAATTGATTTGTTTTGATATGGTTTCTGACCCGTCGACTCCGGGCGCTATCATGTCCCAAGTAAATGAGTCAAGGGATATGACAAGAGAATTGACAAAGGTTGACAAGGTCAACAGCATAATGGAAAGTATTTTAAGAGAAAAATGAAAGCACAAGAATTAGATAAACTAAAGAAAGTTTTAAAACCACTCGTCATGGAGTGCATCAAAGAAGCAATCTTTGAGGAAGGAGTGTTGTCTACACTAGTGGCAGAGATTGTTACTGGAATGGGACAACCGATTGTCGAGCAGAAAAAGCAGCAAGACTTCGCTCCTCTTAAAAGAGATACAGAACAAGTTTCCAAGAGATTGCAGGAATCAAAAAATAAAATGCTTGATGCAATTGGCAGAGAGGCATATGGCGGAGTCAATGTATTCGAGGGAACGGAACCACTCTCTAGTGGTGGAGGACCTGGTGCATCACCATCGCATTCTCCTATGAGTGGTATCGACCCTAATGACAAGGGTGTTAGTATAGATGGATTACTTGGGGCATTTGGAAACAAATGGAATGCTCTAAAATAAGGGAATAGAAATGGGAAAGGCAGTTAATTTTGAAGTAAAACCTAGAAATAACGAAGACCAAATGAGAATGATTAAGCGATTCGTTAAGAAGACAAAGAAAGAGGGGTTGATTGATATGGTAAGGAAACGGAGTCAGTTTACCCCCAAGTCTGAAACTAGGAAGTTGAAGAAGGAAAGAAAGAAAAGACTTTCTCAAGAATCAACGAGAAAGTTCAGAGACAAGTTTAAAGACTAAATATATTTATTAATGGAGATTTAAAATGGCAGCGAGCACAAGTTCAGGATTTCACACGTATAGCAGTTGGGGTAGAACTCGCAGACCAAAGTCTGTAACTGGTGCTGATGGTACGGCAGTTGTGGATGTTGCATCTGTAGCAGCAGCAAAGGCAATTACTGATGCTATTACAACAACAAGCAAGGCAGCACCGGCAAGCGGAGTTTACAACACAGAAAACCAAAGGTACTTACATGTTACAGCGACTACAGGTGGTTCTGTCGCTAATATTTTTGTTTACTCATATGCCTTTGGGGTATGGGCAGAACTTATTATCGGTGGCAGTTCTTGTACGGTAGCAACCGGTCAGCATAAGATTTTTGAAATTGATGGAGTTGACCTCGTAGCATTTAACCTTGGTGCGGATACTACAAGTGTTTATGCTGCTTGTTCAACATTCTAGGAGATAAGCAATGGCAGCAAGTACAAGTTCAGGTTTTCATAGATATTCAAGTTTCGGAAGACATAGAGGTATCAGAAATATTGCAGGTGCTTTCGGGACAATGCTCCACGACGCTCTCACCACTCTTCCGACCGCAGCACCATCAGCAGCAACAGATGGGTATAGAACAGAGAACGAAAGGTTTCTTCATATCTATGTAAAGAATAGTCAGAACGACGAGAATCACACCTTAACAGTTTGGGGATTCAACTATGCTTCAGGAGTCTGGGCAGAACTTTATGATGTTTCCGGCAATCAAGTTGAACTAACTTTTAACCAAGCAAAGGACAACCACAGAATTTTTGAAATTGCGGGTGTTGATAGGTTGTACTTTCAGGGGTCTGCACACAACTTTCATGGTGACGACAGGGTTGCAGCAGGACTTTCGAATTTTTAGGAGTATCGTTATGAAAAGACAACACAAAATAAAACCTGACTTCACCATCGATAATATCAATGACTTAAATAATGATACTCAAATCACAACAAAACAAGAAGATGGAACCCTGGCATCGGCACCTTTACGAATGGTTATTCCCGGTCTTTCGTCTTTAAGAACAAATCCTCAAAAATAATAAAATATATCATACATTGTAGTATAATAAAATTCAGGTGTTTAGAAAACACTTCAACTATTTATTATTGAACATTATTCTAATATAAGGGGTAAATTATGTCTTCACTACTAGAACAAGCAATTATTGATGCAAAAGCATTGAAAGACGCTGCACTTAAAAACGCAGAGCAGTTGGTTATTGAAAAGTATTCTGACCAAATCAAAGAAGCAGTCTCTTCCTTCCTTGAAGAAGAAGAGGATGAGTTGGACCCAATGGCGGACCTTGCTGCTGCAGAACCAGACGAGGAAGAAGTAACTGTTGCAGATGCATCTGACGATGAAGCAATGGAAGCGGTACCGACTTCTGACACTTCAGCAGTTGAACTCGACCTTGACGCTATCGAAGCAAGAATCAAAGAAATCGAGGAAGAAGAAGGAATTGCTGCTAGTGATGCACTTGAGTTTGATAAAGTAGACCATGAAGAACTTGCTGCTTCTATGGATGACGAAATTCAGGCATCCGCAGATGCTGACTCTCTTGCGACTGAAACCCTTGCACAATTAGAAGAAGAATTAGAAGATGCTTTTGTTGACGATATCATGGAATCTCTTAAGGTAGACATGAAACCACAAAAGCGAGGATTTATGGGTGTATCCAATGAGGATATTGACCATGCTGTAGAGATGGAACTTGCTAGAGCACAAGACGACGAAGTTAAAGAGCAACTTGAGGCACTTAAGTCTGCACTTAATAAGTTAGAAGAATCTAACAATACTCTTAAGCAAAACAACAAAAAGTTGGTAAATGAAAATAACGAATTGACTGCGGAGGTTGAAACCTACCAAAATGCAGTTGAACAATTAAAAGAGAAGTTTGATGCTGTAAATACATCAAACGCTAAATTACTATACATCAATCGCACTTTGGATTGTAACTCCCTGAATGAGCGACAGAAGAAAAAGATTGTCGAATCAATCGCAAAGGCTGAAGATGCAAAAGAGGCGAAGGTCATTTATGAGACTCTTCAAAATTCAATGGAGACTGCCAAGGTTGAGAGTAGTCCAGAATCATTGAATGAAGCAGCAAATAGAAGGTCTAGTCTTTTGATTCGTTCTCGTGAAGAGAAGCGAAACACATCAGCAGATATTTTTGCTGATAGAATGCAGCGATTAGCTGGAATAAATAAAAACAGATAACAATTAGGAGGTTACAACACAATGTCTGTATTAGAAAAATTAACTGAAGGTATTGTTCGTCGTGACGTCTCGAAGGAAGGTCAAGCACTTCTTGCAAAGTGGGAGCAAACTGGACTTCTTGAAGGAATTACGAACGAGAACCAGAGAAATGGTATGGCGGTTCTTCTTGAGAACCAAGCAAAGGAACTTCTTCGTGAAGCGTCCTCAATGTCTGCAGGTGATGTCGAAGGTTTCGCATCAGTTGCTTTCCCAATCGTCCGTCGTGTATTCGGTGGTTTGATTGCAAATGATTTGGTTAGTGTACAACCAATGAGTCTTCCAAGTGGACTTATCTTCTTCTTGGATTTTGTCCACAGCGATAGCATCGCAGGTCTTGCTGCTGGTGAGTCAATCTACGGTGGTAACGTTGTAGGTCGTAACTTGATTAACGGTGTTGACCTTGATGATGACTTGACTCAAGGTGGACCTGGTGGTTTTTATGACCTTGGTACTGGATACTCTCACGCAACTGGTTCAGTTGTCCCGACCGGCACTGATGCAGACCACGCTACTAATGGTGGTCTTGTAATCCAGACAATTGAGGTTGCATCTAAGTTGGTTTCTGCTCTTACTGAGGCAGAGAAGAAGTTGATGAAGTTTGACCCAGATGTTTTGGCAAACTCAAGTGATGCGATTGCAATCGTGACTACTGATTTCGCCAAGATGTCAAACCTTAACGAAGATGCACTTCAGGCAATTGACTTGGGTGTAGGTACTGCTATCGTATCTATTGACGACGGTACCGCTGCTACAACTCTCGTTGCAAACACACGTTGCATTAGAAGACTTACTCAGAAGGTTGACGCCACTACGCTTCGTTTCGTTCTTGTTAACACAGCAGGAACTGCGATTACTCACGTAAACGGAACTGCTGCACTCGCAGCTGGTGACGCTCTTGGCGCGGTAAGTTTCCCTGTAAACGATAGTTTTAGTGCAGCAGGTTCTCCAAGTGGTCTCGGCGCAGTTGTTGCTAGTGACTTCCCATTGGAAGGTGCTGCTGACGGCAACGCTAACAGGTCTTCACTCGGAAAGGATTCAAGAATCCCAGAAATCGACATCAAGGTTGACAGCATCGCTGTTACCGCACAGACCAAGAAGTTGAAGGCAAAGTGGACTCCTGAGTTAGGTCAGGACCTCAATGCTTATCACAACTTGGACGCAGAGGTTGAGTTGACTGGTATTCTTTCTGAGCAGATTGCTCTCGAAATCGACCAAGAAATCCTTAGCGACTTAATCCAGGGTGCAAAGGCAGGTACTCGTTACTGGTCACGTGCTCCAGGTCTTTTTGTTGACAGTTCGGGTTCTGAGTTGGGTGCTAGTTCTGCTGCTCCTGACTTCACCGGTACCGTTAGCGAGTGGTACGAGACTCTCATTGAGACAATCAATGACGTAAGCGCTCAGATTCACAGAAAGACACTTCGTGGTGGTGCAAACTTTGTTGTTTGTTCTCCAGAAGTTGCTAACATCCTTGAGTTCACAAGTGGTTTCCGTGCTTCTGTTACTGCAGACGCTGACCGTGGTGACATCGGTGCTGTAAAGGCAGGTTCACTTAGCAAGAAGTTTGACGTCATGGTTGACCCATACTTCCCACGCAACGTGCTCCTCGTAGGTCGTAGAGGTAACTCGTTCCTTGAGAGCGGTTATGTATATGCTCCATACGTGCCATTGCAGGTTACGCCTACTATCTTCGGTACGGAAGACTTTGTACCACGTAAGGGTGTTATGACTCGTTACGCTAAGAAGATGGTTAGACCAGATATGTATGGTCTTGTTATCGTGCGTGGTCTCCTTGGTGAGCAAGGCGCTAGTTAAGATTTGACTTAGGTCAATCATAACAAAGATTTAACCCTCGTCATTCATTTGGCGGGGGTTTTGTCTTTTCTGTAATCTATTTAGTTGTGATTTGAATAACCTCCTGGGTCGTAATGCCACTGGCCCTTGAAGAGATATAATTGAGGTGGCTGATTATATTTCGTGGAAGTTCAGGTTAACGTTAACCACATAATAAAGGAGGAAATAAATTATGGGTAATAGAAGATTGGGAGCAAGAAGATTAGATGCTGCTCTTAGAAGAGGTGTTACTGGGAAGGACACAAGTTATCAAGCAGGTGCTGGGATTTCAGATGCTGTAGTTAGTCACAGAATGTACAATGAAGGTGTATTTGTCATAACAGAAATTGTTTTAGACTTGGGTACAAGTGCTGCAGACATTAGGTCTTCGACGGTTGATAGACCGGTGGGTCTCCAAGGAAGCACTGATTCGGCACACTTGATGTTGTGGGAAGACGATATCCATGGACTGCTTTTAAACACAGAAACTTATGTATATGAAGCAGCAACTACAGTAACTGCAATGAGCATTGCGCAGGGTGACGCTGAAGCAGCAATTGACGTTGCGTTAACAAACAGAGCAGATATCAACGCTGGATTTGCAACCAGTGCCAAGAGAATTGGCGCAGCAGTCGTAAATGCACAGTCAGCATCACCAGATGGTAAGTATCTTTTCCTTACTGGCGATGACAATGCAGACACTGCTTTAAATGCAGGTCAGTTGGTTATTAGATTTGTCGGACTTAAGAGCGCAGACATTGATTTGTCATAAGTCATAAGGAGGATATGATATGATTTGTACAGATGGTAATGCTCCTGAGAAAAAGGCAGCACCCAAAAGGGTGAAGAAGGTTGAAGAACCAAAGGTTGAAGAACCAAAGGTTGAAGAACCAAAGGTTGAAGAAACTGAAAAAGAAGAAGGGTAGAATCTTTTTCACAAACCCCCCGAAAGGGGGGTTTATTTTTTTGTAAATAATGTTATACTAGTTTAAGTTAAAGGAGTTTAAGATGGGTAAACGTAGAAAAAGATTAACAATGGCAAAGTATGCCACCAAGTATGCTACCAAAAGAGAATTGCTAGGATTCAACAAGCGAAAGGCAGAAGACAAGATGATTGAGATTGACATGACTTCTGGTGAAGAGATTAAGGAAGAAAAGGTCGTTGAGGTTATTTCTAATTCAGAACCAGCGAAGCAAGTGAAGGAAGACACCCCACCTTGGGAACCAGAACTTCAACTAGAAGAAGTGAAGGTTGAAGAACCAAGTGAGGAGATTCCACCTCCAGTGGTTGAAGCAAAGAAACTCACCAGTAAGCGAACCACTCGCCGAAAAGCAGCACCAAAGAAGACAGAAGAGTAACCAAGACGAAGTCCCCAAGTGTTTTGTTAAGTTCGAGACTATTTACTAAAGCACGGAGGACTTATTAATGGCACTACCTACTTTGTTACCTGCCAGTAACTCAAGTAAGAGCATCTTACCTGAAACTGGGAGTCACGGTAATGTAAATAGATTATTACCTTACAAGATATATTCAGACAACACTAGTGCATTATTTTCAGGCAATTTCGTATCGGGTGCTGTGGACCAGGTTGCTTACACCTATAAGAAACTTGGCGGAGACGTACTTGATATTGAATTGTCGGATGGAAATGTATATGCCGCATATGAAGAGGCAGTATTAGAATATTCTTATCTTATTAATGTACATCAGGCAAATAATGCCTTGCCGAGTTTTCTAGGGCACACTACGGGGACTTTTGACCACAAGGGCGAGTTAACCTCTGGTCCGGTTTCTGCGAGTCTTAAATACCCTAAATTTGACTATGGTTTTTCTAGGAATGTTTCACAGACCATTGGTGCAGAAGTTGGTCTTAAGGATTCTGTACAATATTCGGCATCGTTTGATGTAACTGTTGGACAACAAGATTACAATCTGCAAAGCATCATATCATCAAATACGGGCAGCACTCCATATCTAGGAAAGATTGATGGTAAAAGAATATTGATTAAAAAGGTTTATTATAAAACCCCAAGTGCTATGTGGAGATTCTATGGATATTACGGCGGTTTGAATGTGGTAGGCAACTTCCATAACTATGGTCAGTTTTCCGATGACTCTACATTTCAGTTGATACCGACTTGGCAAAACAAATCGCAGGCACTTGCATTTGAAGATGCGATTTATACTAGAATGTCACACTGGTCATACGAGTTGAGAGATAATAATATAAGATTATTTCCAATACCATACTCTGGTGGACCAACTAAGATGTGGGTAGAATTTTCAGTACCAACTTCAAATATAGAAGATAACACAAACGGCAGGTCGCAAATTGAAGGTGTGAACAATATCAACACTCTTCCATTTTCAAACTTGCCATATGACACTATCAACTCAATCGGTAAGCAATGGATTCGAAGATTTGCCTTAGCACTCTCTAAAGAGATGCTAGGACTAATCAGGTCTAAGTTTGCTACACTTCCGATACCCGGTGAGAGTGTAACACTGAATGGTTCAGACCTTGTTCAGCAGGGAAAGGATGAACAAAACAGTTTGAGAGAAGAACTTAAATCAACACTAGCAGAACTAACTTATACCAAGATGTCTGAGCAAGAGGCAGCAATGGTTGAGAGTTCTGAGAAAGTCTTACAGAGGATACCTTATTCGGTATTTGTGGGGTAACTAGCGGATGAGCGATAATAAATGGAACCAACCTGCTGCTCCTCCACCACCACTTTTCACTGGAAAGAAGGAGAGAGACCTTGTAAAGCAAGTCAGTGATGAACTTGTAGAAAGAGTCATAGGTCAGCAAATCGTGTATTATCCTATTTCAATTGAGGAAACAAACTTTCACCCAATCTATGGTGAAGCATTAAATAAAACATTCCTTAATCCTATTATGGTTTATGCACTAGTTGAGTGGAAAGGGTACGAGACCGAGACTACCAATCTTGGTGTAGACAGGTTATCCAAAATTACAGTTCACTTTCATAAGCGGAGATTGACTGAGGACCAAAATCTCTTTGTTAGGGAAGGTGATTTCATACTATACGGAGAAACTTATTATGAGATTGCGACATTGAATGAACCAACAAGAATCTTTGGTCAACGAGAGCACATGATGGAAATATCGGCAGAGTGCATCAAGGCAAGAGAGGGTTTGTTCAATGGAACGGCATAGACCATTCAGCGAGGGTCTGAATGAACAAGAGGGCAAGCAGATTGCCGACTCTCGTATAGAAAATATCGACACAGCAATGTACAAGTTCATTGACGAGCAAATGAATCTTCATGCACACGACGGAAAGGGATTTAAAAAGGTTCCTGTTGTTATGGCATCGGCAGAAAGGTCTGCACTTAGTAAGGGTGACTTGAAGGTTAGAGATGCTGAAGGTGCTCTTATTATGCCAATCATCACAATCGAAAGAACATCGATGGTCAAGAGTCCAACAGAGAAAGGTACTGTTTGGGCAAATGTTCCTGCACTAGACAAAGTAAAGGGCGGCAATATTCCAGTGATGCAAAAGATAGTTCAGGGCAAGACATCTAATTTTAAGAATGCCCATGCTCAAAGAAAGCACGGACAACTAAACTTTCCAAACAAAGTTGATAAGACTGTATACAAAACAGTGTCAATTCCTCTTCCTGTTTATGTTACAATAATGTACCAAATAACAATCAGGACTGAGTACCAACAACAGATGAACGAACTAGTTATACCATTTATGACGGTTCCAGGTGGAATCAATTATATTATCATAAGGGACGAGAACCATAGGTATGAGGGATTCATTCAGCAGGATTATACACACGAGAACAATATCAGTAACTTTTCAAATGAAGAGAGAAAGTTCGAAACAAAGTTTAATATAAAGGTTTTGGGACACCTAATCGGAGACGGAGTTAATCAGCGAACACCACAGAAAGTGGTTAATGAAACTGTCGTCGAGGTTAAAATCCCAAGAGAGAGACAAGTTGTCGACCCTGACGAGTTGGCAAAGTACGGTTTATGAGGTTTAGATAATGGTTATGAAACCAACAAAACCAAGAAGAATAGAGGATAAACCATTTCCTCGTTCTACAATGGAGACAATTGACTCAGCACTTCACAGATTTGTGAATGAGACTTTGGATATCAATTGTGTTACAACTACTGGTTTTAGAAAGGTTCCTGTAATTTGGTCTTCTGCTGAGAGAATGTATCAAAGCAAGAGTGACCAAAGAATTCGTGATAAAGATGGTGCTCTTGTCATGCCTCTCATCACAGTTGAGAGAACTGGTATTGTCAAGGACCCATCAAGAAAGGGTACTGTATTTGCAAACATCCCACCGATTGATAAAGTCAAGGGTGGTTCAATTCAAGTTTCAAGAAAGATAAATCAGGACAAGACTTCCAACTTTGAAAATGCTTCGTCAAAGAAAAGAAGAGGGCAACTAAACTTTCCAGGTCAAACAGCAGGAAAGACCGTCTATCAAACTCTGACTATCCCTCTTCCCGTTTATGTAACGGTTCAATATGAAATAACTCTTCGTTCAGAATATCAAGAGCAAATGAACCAGATGCTTACCCCCTTCATTACTCGTCCGGGTGGCATCAACTATGTAATCATCGAAGAGGGAAGATTAAGATATGAGGCATTTGTTCAAGAAGACTTTGCACAAAACAATAATATTAGAAACTTCTCCAACGAAGAAAGAAAGTTTGAAACAAAGATAAGAATTGAAGTTCTTGGTTGGTTGACATCACAAGACAAGAATAGTCTTCAACCAGACTTTGCTGTTCGTGAAGGTGTCGTTGAAGTAAAGATTCCTAGAGAACGAGTTGCATTTGCAGACGAACTCGAAACGGCAAATGGAAGACTTTATGGACTTGCGGGCATCAAACCAGATGCCAAGTTTAGAAAGGCAGTTGATGCGGATGACCCAATATCAACCTTCGGACCAGTGTCTGTCCCAGGTCTCCCAACTGCTGGTGCATCAGCAGGGACATCTGGAGAGCGAGGTCCTCAAGGTCCAACGGGTCCAGCAGGTCCTGCGGGAGCAGACGGAGCGGATGGTGCAGATGGTGTAAGTGTCTCCAATGTGGAGATAAACGAGGATGACGAACTCGTAATCACTCTTTCGGATGGTTCCGTATTTAATCTTGGAAATGTAAAGGGTGACACAGGTCCGCAGGGTCCAGCAGGTGCAGATGGTGCGGACGGTGTAACTCCAGACCTTGATATCATCTCCGGTTCTTCTGCCACATACCACAACATGTCTGCCTCCCTGTTTACATCAAATTTGGTCGATGCGGATAGGATACTGGCGGGCGATGTCGATGTAACTTCCATTAATGCTTCTGGGGATGTTACACTTTCAGGTTTAGCATCTGCTACAGCGGTTAGCTCAAAGTACTTGGCACTAGATTCTAGTAACAATATTGTTCTAACAAGTTCAAGTCCTTTGATTAATCTTGTTGTTTCTGGTTCGGATGCGACTTACCATACGATTTCTGGTTCAACGGTGACTGTCAACCTAATGCAATCGGATAGAGCAGAGATAAATGATATTGATTTTACAAGTTTGTCTGGTTCTACAGGAACGATTCATAACTTATCTTCATCGACCATGACCTCTAATCTTATCGACACGGATAGGATTGATGTCAATGACATTACCGGCAATGGAGAGGTCACCTTAACTGGGTTGTCTTCAGGAACTCCTGTCAGCGGCAAGTTTCTTGCTCTTGATTCAAATGACAATGTTATTTTGACTTCTGGTGGTGGAGGTGGAGATGGAACCATTGGCGAAGCAGAGGACGGAACTTATACAGATGGTTTGTTTACAGACTTTGTTTCATCGACTCCAATTGGAACTCCCATTGATAGATTCAATGAAGTGTTGAAGATTCTTGCTCCAAGTCCCGCACCGGACTTACGGTCAATTGAGGATGATATAGCAAACGGTGTTACGGCGAAACTTTCATTCGGTGCAACCCAGACTGTTCCACACTATTCGTCTTCTGCAACAGCAGCAGGGTTTACAGCAGTTGATATTAATGAATCTTACTCTGCTACAAACAGCGGCAGGAATTTAAGACTTGGTGTCTATGATGGCACTCAAGATATCACGGGACTCCTCAATGATAATGTGGCAGCGAGCATAACAAATACATATGTTGCTTATGCCTCTGGTGCTTTTGGCAATGCAGAAACCGGTTCTTTGAAACTAGAAGTAAATGGAAATATTATTCATTCAATTGATTTATCGCAGTTCAATGGTGCAGGTGCCCCAGGTTCTGGTACTGACTCTTCGCTAAATGCAGACACATCAGGATTTACAAATACCTCACTAACTGCATCTAGTTTTGACGGCAATGGTTCTGAATGGTATATTTTCAAGCACAGAACGGCAGAGTTCAAGGTCGATGTCAACTCGATGGTTCCTGGGTGGAACTATGTAAGGGTCATTCACAGTTTCGGTTCATCGGACAAACAAACAAATTATATTGAATGGATTAGTGACCCGTCTGGTTCAGTGGATAATTTAGCGGCAAGCAATGAAAGAATTGAAGATGTTACACTGATTGGTTCTAAGTTCTTGTCAGGTGTTGAGTATAATACAGATGCTACCGCAAACTACAAAGTAGACTTATCGAATCTTTATCAGAATGTTTATCAAGCATCTGGGACACCTATTAGTTTCACTGTTGGCAATTCGACTACCCCATCAGCACAGTCTGTACCGGCGATTGATACAGGTGCTGGCGAAGATAGTACAAAAGTTCTTGGTGTAACTGCCAGTCTTGATGTCAATACGACTTCGCTACTTAATGGTGCGGTCACTGCGAATGTCACTGCAACTCACCCTCTTAAGGCGACACTCTCGAATGCTGGTTCTGCCACAACTGGTAATGGGTTCTTGATTGACAACAGAACACTGGCAAGTTCAAACTTAATTGAAAAGTTTCATGACGAGACATACAGAAAAGCATCAGGTTCATACGACTCACAAGCATCAACAACAACTGGTGCTAATGAGTGGAACTCCAGAAATCATATGACTGCTTCTGGGGCAACAGGACACGAAGATGGTCTTCTGTATTTTAATCAAAGGTTATACAGTCCAGTTGACGGAGATATTCCAAACGGCGGTAACTTTAGTGGTCTGTCCAATGTAGAGACAGGACAACCAGATTATTCTGGAGTAACAGGGACGAGAACTTTTTTTAGAATCTTGTCAAACTCAAGTGGTGTGACAAAAAGAGATATGAAGATTGTTACATCAAAGACGAGTACAACATTTAACAACAGTTCTCTTGCGACATCTAATGCCCATCTTTATGTAAAGATTCCAGGAGCAACTGGGTGGATGGATGCTTCACAAAACTTTGTATGGGGTCGTATCGACACTGATGATGGTGCTCTCATATCTGGTGCATCGAATGATACAGACAGTGGAAACAATACTCACCATTTGACTTTTGGTACTGCTTCTGTTGCAGACGGTGAACACATAATGATTAAGGTTGAGGCAGA